CCGCGTGTGCTGCCGGCGATGTTATTGACGTTGCACTTTACAGCAAACCCGGCACCATGAAAATGATTGCCGTGGAAGCACTTGCCGCCGGTGCCTTGGTTTACAGCGAAGCCGCTGGCAAAGTTCAAGACACCGCACAAGCAACGAGCTATTTAGTTGGTATTGCTTTGGAAGCAGCAACCGCCGACAACGACGTTATCGAGGTTATGCCGGTTGTTGGTGGCATTACTGCTAACAGCTAAACAAGTAAAAAACAAATAAGGAGTTTATTATGCCGAACCCATCAAGTTCATTAAGTACCCTACGTCCGGACCTTGCCGAATCATTTATGGAATTTGATTTGGCAATGGACCAACAAGGGTTTATTTCGCATAAGGTGTTTCCCATTGTTGAGGTTGCTTCGCAAAGCGGCAATTTCGGGAAAATTCCTTTGGAGCAATTGCTGCAACAGCGTGATACCAAACGCGCACCCGGCAGCGGTTACAACCGTGGCAATTGGACCTTCGAGCCGTCGACCTATACGTGTTTGGAACACGGTGCCGAAGAACCCGTTGATGATCGTGAAGCCGAAATGTATGCCGAGTACTTTGACGCTGAACAAATTGCGTCGATGCGTGCTTATGCAAGCGTCTTGCGTAACGCTGAACAGCGTGTTGCTGATGCGGTGTTTAACGCAACAACCTTTGCCAGCTATACGACAGCGGTTACCAACGAATGGGATGACAGTACCAACGCAACGCCAATTACAGACGTTGAGGCAGCGGTGCAAAGCATCTACGACGCTTCCGGTTTGTGGGCAAACGCTTTGATTGTCAACAAAAAAGTATTTCGCAATATCCGAAATACGGACCAAGTAAAAGACCGGATTGCCGCAAGCGGTGCCGGGTCTGCCAACGCTGCCGGTTTGGTTAACGAACGCATCTTGGCGGAAATCTTTGACCTTGAGCATATTATTGTTGCCGGTGCATCCAAGAATAACGCTGTCGAAGGCCAAACCGCCTCGCCGGTGCAAATTTGGGACGGCGAGTATGCAATGGTTGCACGTATTGCCGATACTGCTGACTTCCGCGAGCCTTGCGTTGGGCGGACTTTTCATTGGGGTGCCGATGGCAGTTCAATTGGCGGTACCGTTGAACAATACCGCGACGAAGCCGTGCGTTCAAATATTTACCGCGTGCGACACGACGTTGACGAGGTGTTGTTGTATGCCGCTGCCGGTCACCTGTTAAGCAATATTACAACCTAAACCAATTGCAAAAGGGACGCGGCTCAATGACGGTATTTAACAACCTTTTTAAGCAGCAAGGCTTTGGTCTTATGCTTAATCAATTTGGTGAAGACGTTGTTTATTGCAAATACGACGGAAGCGAACGCAAGGTTTGTGCCGTTGTTGACCGTAACCCTGTTGCAAGTTTGGAAGGCGTTGAATATGCGTTAACAGAAGAGGTAACCATTACGGTTGCCAATTGTAAAACCAATGGGATTGCTGCCAACGAAATTGACGTTGGCGGCGATTTTATTTTAGTTGGGAAACGTACCGGGCGTACGCCAAGCCGTTTGGCTGTCGTTGCTGTTGACTTGGACGGCGGAGGCACCGTAACAATCCGGTTACGTTAAAAAAGGTGTTTGCATGGAAATTACAATAAGCGCAAAGGTTGCAACGGATACCGTTGGCGGCTTTGATAAGCTTGAAAGTTACTTGCGTGAAATTGGCAGGAAAATTGAACCCGAGTTGTCCGTTGTGCTAAACAGGTCGGCAACTAAAGTAAAGTCAGCAGCTAAAACACCAAAAGGCATTAAACAAGAACTTGGTCAGCTTTATGCAAAAGGTTTCTTGGCAAGGGATATTGCCCAATTGCTTAAACAAGAAAAAGCAAACGCAAAAAAGCTTCAGGCGAAGGTTATTTTAAGCCGTAAAAACAGACCGTCGATTGATTTGTTCAAGCCGAAATGGTCCAAGAAAAACGGCATAACGTATACGATGCTTCGGACAAAGGGCAAGCAACAAATTAGGCAAGGCTTCTTGCTCAAACAACGTGCCGTAAGGCGTAAAGGTAAAAAACGCTTGCCGTTGGTTTATCCAAAAGGCGTGAGCCCGGCAGTATTGTTCGCAGGCGATAGCGGCTTAATTAAAAAGACACCGCTTAAGGCCAAATATTATTTAATACAAGAAACCGAAGCGCGAATCCAATTTAACCTTTACCGCGAAGCGAAAAAGAAGGGCGTTGCTAAATGAGCTTTCCGGTTCACGAAAATATTACGGCAGCAATTAAAAACCGGTTGTACGATTACGACAGGACAGTTGCCGTATTACGCACCGAAATGCTTTCAGACTTTTCGCCAACAACGCGGCAAATAATAATTGTGCAACAAGACCCAACGGCAAACGAAGATTTTAGTTGCGCAGGGAACCCGCCTGCTTTGGCTTATACGGCACCGTATGAAATTGTCTGCATAATACGCCAAAGGGAAAACAGCTCGCGTCCAATTGACGAAATACTTACGGACTTTGCCGGCGGTGCAATACAAACAATTACAACGCCCGCATCTAGTTGGCATCAATGGGGCGGTTTGGCAATTGATACGCGAATAATAGGACGCACGAAAAGCGTTTTAGACGGTTACGCAACCATCAATATTCAGCTCGAGGTTATTTACCGGGTTAACGAAAACGATCCATATACGCAAAGGTGAAATAAATGCTACTTACAAGAAAACGAGTTTTGGCGGCAGCAATTGAGACGACGGCAGGTACCGCCGAAACGTTTGGCGTAGGCGATGCCGCGTTTAACGTATTTGATGCAGAAATTACGCCAAGCATTACAATGACGCCAAGACCAAAGCAAGGCGGCTTCGGTAACCTTGAAAGTTTAACCGAAGGTTACGCTTGCAACATAAGCTTTAAGACTGAAATTAGCGGTGACGGTGCCGGCGGTGCGCCTGCTTATGCGGCAGCGTTGTTTCCTGCTTGCGGTTGGGTCGCAACCGGCTCAACATACGCACCGGTATCGGAAGCTCCCGGCAGCAATGTAAAAACCGCAACGATTGGTATTTACAAAGACGGCAGGTTGGAGCGGGCTCGCGGTTGCGTTGGCACGTTTAAGATTGTTGCACCAACCGGAAAGGTTGCGATGATTGAATGGTCGTTCACCGGTATTTGGATGCCGGTTACAGATGCCGCATTGCTTGCACCAACCTATCCAAGCACGCTTCCTTTACGCGGTGCAAACGCAACCTTTAGCTTCCAAGGTTATTCGCCTTGCATTGAAAATTTCGAAGTTGATGCAGGCAATACAATTATCTTACGCGAATGCGCAACGGAAACAGACGAAAGCGGATACAAGACCGGTTTAATTACAGACCGAACCATTACGGGAACCATAAACCCCGAATCGGCTTTGGTTGCTACAAAAGACAATTTCGGTGCTTGGCTTGACCATACCGAAGGCTCGTTAACGTATAGCTTAACGGACGGCACGGATACGGTTGCAATTACAAGTTCGGCGGCACAAATTACAAACATCCAACCGGCAGACCGAGGCGGCAACCAAGTAGACACAATAAGTTTCCAGTGCAACGAAGACACGTTGTCAATTGCATTTTAATTAAAAAGGGAAGGGTTAAACGTTATGCCGATTATCTTTGAGCCGGGAGAAAAGAATGTTGTTGTTTTAGATGTTGACGCAGACAAAGGCGTGCCGCCCGGCTTTATCGTGCGTGCCTTGTCAATGCGTAACACAAGAAAACTGACAAAGGTTTATGACGAAATTTGGTTAACAGCAACAAACGAAGAGAACGGCGACATGTTCGAAAGGTTGTTTAACCTGTTAAGCGAATTGATTTGCGATTGGATAAATTTTGAAGGTAAATACGAACCCGACAAATTGTGGGACGTGCTTACGTTTACCGAAGCAAGGGAATTGGCTGTTAAAATATTAAATGGCCAATACACTTCGCACGAAGAAAAAAAAACATAAGGCTTGCCGCATTGATTAGAACAGGAAAGCTTTGCAAAGGTTGCACCGCAAACAAATGCAACGACGCACCGACACCAAGCGAGCCGGCAATAATAGGTTGCCCGGCTTGCGACGGTTTAGGTTGCGTTCATTGCGAAATGCTTGGCAGCTTTGAAATTTCGGATTGCCCGCAAAGCAAAGTTTCCGACTTTGTTGACTTTATACAAGCTTCGGATTTGTTTCACCAAGGTTGCCCGCCTGTTATGGGCGGCTCGCTCGACCAAGCTTGTTGGTTTTTAGATGCGGCACAAAGGTTAAAAACAGAAATGGACGTTGCGCGAGGGGGTTTAAGTGAGTAACGCTAAAACAGGCGTAACCATTGTTCTTGACGCTGAAAACCAAGCATCGCCAACGTTAAACAAGGTTGCACAAGACACAAACAAGCTAACGCAAGAACAAGGCAAAGCCGGCGAGTCTGCAAAAAAAACAGCAACCAAAACAAAAAAGCTAAAAACCGAACAAGAAAAGCTCGCAAAGGAAACAAAAGATTCAGGACGTGCAATGGGTACGTTTGCGTCTTCGGTTTCAAATATTCCGCTTGCCGGTTTAGTTGGCCAAGCCGGTGCGGCAGTCAACGCAATTGAAGATTTGAAAGAAGCCGGCTTAAGTGCTCGTATGGCTTTGGTTGGAGGGTTTGCAGGTATTGCGGCAGCAGCAATCGCGGCAGGTGTTGCGTTAGGCAATGCAATGGCCGACGCTGTTGATAAAATTAAAGGCGTTGCAAGTGCTTTGGAATTAGCAAACAAAGAAATGAACGACCTTAACGCGGCAACTCTGAAATACCTTGGTTGGCAAATTGAAGACCAAACCGAAGCAATAAACGAAATTGAAAGCATCGAAGAACGCGAAAAAGCAACGACCGAATTTATTGAAAATCAAAAAAGGGAAAATCAGGAATTAGCGGCACAATACCGCAAGCTGTCAGAAGAACGAAAAATGATGATGGATTCATTTTGGGTAACAGACCGCGAACACCGGATGGAAGCCAACCAAATGGAAATGGATTTCCTTAATCAGCAAATGGAACAAAGGGAAAACGCACAACGCCAAGCAACAAAAGATTTAGAACGCGAAAAAAAGGCACGTGCCAAACAAGCCGAAGACGAAAAAAAGCGTGCGCAGGAAGTAGCAAAAGCAAAAGCCGAAGCAGAAGAAAAAACACGGTTGAAAAACATTGAAAAAGAAGCACGCGACAAAATTAAAGACGCGGAACGTTTACAAAAGGAAGCGGAACGCGAAAAAGAAAAAGCAGAAAAAACAAAGATTAAATTTACAGACCGAGGCGGCAAGGACGTAACCGAAAGCCGTTTCTTGCAAACAGGCAGAAGCGTAATTAATGACCCTGTTATACAAATGGGCGAAAAAGCCGAAGCAACACGAAAGGCACAATTGGCAGAAGCAAAGGCACAAACCGCAAGCTTGCGAGCAATTGAAGCAGAGCAACGGGCGGAACGTGAAGGAATTGTAATTGAAGGCAGGTAACAAACATGGCGTTCGATGCACCGACGGAAACATGGTCCAGCGACCTTAAAAAAACATTGCAGGAGGACGGCAAAACAAGCCGGCAAGCGACCCGCGTTATGCAAGCGGTTAGCGACGACCCAACAACGGATAACGAAGCGACTGCCCAATTGGCGTTTCCGCCTTTGTATAGCATTCATCCGCGTTTGGGCGTTGGGTTTGTTTTGCGTGATGTAAACGTTAAACGCAAGTCGCCTATTTTGTTTGAGGCAACGCTTGTTTATAAAACACGTGCCGCACAAGACCCAGACAACGACGATGGCACGCAAGATAATTCTTACCCTTGGGATGAGCCGGCAAGCGTAGAATTTTTCGACATAGCTGAAACCGGACCAACCGAATTGGATTACAACGGCGACCCAATTAACAACACGGTTGGCGACCCAATAATGGACGTGCAAATTGAACGGGCGGACCAAGGCATTAAAATTACAAAGAATTTTCTTGGTTACGACCCGGCAGCTTTTTACACGTACCGCAACACGGTAAACAATTCAACCTTTTTAGGGTTTCCGAAGGGGACGTTGCGTGTTGTTGGTATTAACGGAACGCCAAACCGGCATGACGAAGGAACTTTGTATTACACGATTACGGTGAGCCTGTCAGCAAGGCGTCCGATTGGCGATACAGCAGAAGATAAAGTTTGGTACGCACGGGTCGCAAACAAAGGGTTTAACCTTAAGAACCCAAATTACAAAGATGAAAAAGGTCCAATTTACAGAAACGACGACCCAATTACGTCGCCTGAATACATAAGCGAAGACGGCACCGAAATTATTGAGCCGGGCGGCTCAATACATTGGCTTTATTTCCAATTGTATAACGAGACCGACTTTGCAGGAATGAATCTTTTTAGTTAAAAGGCAAAACAAATGGCTGACGAAATTACAATTACAACCGGTTTGCGTTTGCTTAACGGCGACCTTACGGTGCCAAGTACAAACAAGACCCGCAAATTTGACCAAACAACGCAACGCGGAGGCAATCCCGGTACGGTTGACGTTGGCACGTCCGAAGAAACAATAAGCTTTGGCGATTGCGTTCCCGGCTTTGTTGAACTTGTAAACCTTGACGATACAAACTTTGTTCAGCTTGGCTTTAGTACCGGCGTTTATGGGATACGTTTATTGGCAAACGGAGGACCTGCTATCTTTTATTTGGAAACCGGTGCAACGATTTACGCCAAAGCCGATACGGCGGAAGTGCGTTTACGCATTACAGGAGTAAATCAATAAAATGCCTGTTT